TAGTAGGTTTACCACCAACGCCTTGTTTCTTAGCACGTTTTCTTCTAACTGCAGACTCTATTTGTGTCTTTGTCATACGTGCAGCTTTAGCAGCAGGTACACATTTAGGATACCCACGCTTACTATTGCTTGCAGATTTACGACCACATTTATTATAGCCACCGTTCTTTTTCTTAGAACTAATGTCTACCCAGTCTTCTTTAAACCATTTCTTTAAACCAGTCTCTGCCATTACTTACCTTTTCTATATCTCCCACCACGTTTCTTGTATGTTCTTACAAGCCATGCATTAGCATAAGCAGAAGGATATACCTTAAACTTTCTTTTAGCTTCTGACTTTACTCTACTATATAAAGCTTTATCTATAGGATGATTCTTAGCCATATTATTTCTTCTTTCTTTTTTTAGCTGCTAATATTTTTTTCTGTAAAGCAGGTGGTAATGTTTTTTGTTTAGCTGTTAAACCTGCTGGCTTAGCTTTTTTTGGTCCTTTTTTAGAAGGACTACGTTTTGGTAATTTTGGTTTCTGAATTTTTTTTGGTCCTTTTTTAGGTTTACCTTTATATAAAAGATTTCTAACTTTAGGCTTTTTCTTACCTACCATTTTCTTTTTTTTCTTAGGTCTTCCAACCTTACTTCCATATGTACCTGGTCCTTGTGGCATCTTATCCTCCTAGCACTTCCATCTTCTACGTGCTTGTCTTAGTCTTGAATTTGGATTTCTTGCTGCTTTTGGAAACTTCTTCATTTGTCCTAAAGATCTAGCACAAAATGACTTACGTCTCTTTGCAGCCTTGCTTCCCTTTTTTACTTTACCAGTAACTGCTGTCTTTAACTTACTACCAGGGTTTAATCTTCTATAAGCTTTTACCCCAGCCTTAGTCATACCAGCACCTTTTTTAGTTGGTCTAAAATTTTTCTTATTTCTTGCTGGCATCTTTGAACGCTTACGTGGCATTACTACTCCTAATAATTAGTTGGTTTTACACTTCTCATACCAGATACTCTACCTCTATTAGCAAATGTTTTACCTTCTTTAATACCTTTTTCAAACTTCTGATTAAAGTATGGTGCCATTTGTATCATATCTGGTTTAGTTTCATAACCAAGCGATATAGCTTTATCAACTATATATTGATGAAACTGACCTGGTAATTCACTTTGTTCTGTCATTGCAGAGCTACCACTATCTAATGTATTAAAATGATCTGCTTTCTTATGATAAAACAATGTAATAGTAAATGCTGCATCAACAGATGTAAATCTATTTTTTTCACTTCTTAGTGGATCATATAAAGCAATACCTATTGAATCACGTTCAAACCAATAGACATACTGCTTTGTAGTTCTCGTATATACTCTACTATAATTTGGCATTATGTTATATCCCTATATTCTGGTCTACCTAATAATCTTTTAATTTCTTTTACATTACCATCAGCATCTTGTAAATCTACTGATTTAACTTCTAATATTGAATCTTTCAATCCATAAAATCTTTGATCAGCAACTGTATTAAACTGAGTTGCTTCATCTAATATCAAGGTTCTTTGACAGAATTCATCTGATGCTTGATTTAACAAATGAATTATTTCATTAGTACCAAGTTCTGGATGATGTTTTTTTACTTGATCAATCATCTGCTGTAATTTCATCTGCTTCTCCTGTTTGTTGTACGCCTATATATTGATTTAAAAATGATAATAAATCTTGCGTTACCTTAACATACTGACTTTCATACCATGAGTATTGCTGTGTATCAGCTTGTAAATCTACCTGATAGTTTTGTAAATATGTTGAGATTTGTTGCATCATTGTTTGTGCTAATTCTGGATCTTCATCAGCTATAAAATCCATAGATATATCAAAATACTTATCATAATCTCTTTTATCAGCATCTGTACCAATAGCACCTGCTGCCATATCTGCTGTTAATTCTGTACCAGATGAAACATTAGGTTTACGTATCTGGTTCATAATATATCTTAACAGTTCTCTAGATGCATATAATATAACACCTCTTTCTAATTCATCTGGCAAATTGCTAATAGATGTATCTCCTAAAGCAACAGATGTATCTGGAGTAATATGTTTTACTAAAGCACTTTGTCCATTAGCAGGAGTTGGTATAACATTTAAAGTTCCGCTTTCTATATAATACTTAGGGTCCAACTTACTAGTATAATAAATACTATTAACATCTGTATAATCACCAGCATCTTCTGGTTTTATTTCAATAGCTTTTCTATTACGTGAACCATCATTTCTAGTAACACTTACAATTTGCAATACTGATGCAGTGCTCATAGTTGTAGGTGAACTATTTAATGTTGTAGAACTTGTCATTCTATTAGCTATATCTGATATAACCATTAGACTTTTTGTAATAAACTTTACACCTTCTGCTAAATATAATGCAGCTTCTGATGTATAATCAGGACTATCTATATCACCAACTATTGCTTCTATCTCTGTTTTAAAACTCATGTTTCTCCTAATTTTGTGGGGGAGTATATTTCAACTCCCCCATATGTATTAACTAAACTGTAACACAGTGTGTGTTTCAGGAAGTTGAATTTCAAGACCTGCTTCTGTAAGAATCATGTCTTTTCTTCCGTCAACATCTCTGTTTTGAACATTAGTAATAATTTGTGTATCTCTTGATACTCCATTACCAACTAATGGTCTATAAGCTACGTTGTTTAGATCAATCATAATTGCAGTATTTTCATACTGGTTTCTAAATAATGGTTCCATTACTAGGTTTAAATTACCATATAATGTAGATATTCTAGTAACCAAGTGACCAAATTGTCCCTCGATATTTTGAATATCCATTCCACTACCAACTTGTGAGTTCAATGCCATAGTGTTACCTAGGAATGAAGAACCACCAAGTTTGTTAAAGTATGACATAACTTTTCTTGAACATAGAACAAGTTTCTCTCCACTGTTTCCAGATTCTGGTGAGAATACATCTTCCATTGCGTCAATAAAAGTGTCATATGAAGCTGAACTATATGAGAAAGTTTTCACTTTACCAAAACGTTCAGTGTAAGGTACAATACCATGAGTTCTACGTACTGGACCAGTTGCTGTTGAGTCATCTATTCCAATACCGAATAACATAGCGTGCTCAAGATCCATCTTATGTTCCATAAGTTTTTCTTGATATACTCTCATGTATTCATTGTTTACTCCACGATATCTTGTAGCTAAAGCTGTACCAGAGAATAGAGGTACTGAAGTCTTAAAGATTTGACAGTATCCTTCTCTGTTGTAGAACTCATCGCTCCAAGATTCTGGGTCAGTAGAACCTTCAGCAAAAGCTGAACCAATTACTTGTCCATCTGCGTCTGCATCAAAACGTAATTTAGATGCTGATGCTGGGGAAATAGTTCCAGCATTAGTTGCTGTAGCTCCATTTGAACCACTTGGTTTGTACATTAAATATAAGAACTGCAAAGTTAATCTTGCAGCTGCTGCATCTGAAGTTAAGTCAGGTGCTGCTGTAATCTTATAATATGCGATTGCAGGAACATCACTACCGTCACTACCGTCTGCGTCATATTCACACTCAATAGATAGAATTTGACCTTCTAGTAAGAAGTTAGGTTGTTGATCTGCTACCTCTCTACCAAATTTGTCATAACCACAATCTACATCAAAGGCTGCTCCAGAAGCAAAGTTCCAGTTAGCATCAGAACCTGAATGTGCTGATGTAACCTTAGCTGCTTGAACTGCAAAGTTACGTCTTTGATATTGATGTCTTTGTTCTAAAAATTTAAATACAGGGTCGTCTGTAGGTACTTTAGATACGTTTGACAAATAAGTGAAGAAAGGTGATTGTTGAGGAGCTAACTCAGCTACTCTTTCACCAAAGTTGAAGATTCGTCTATCAACATTGATGGAAGTACCCTGAATTGCTTCTCCTGGTGTCATGCTATATACATTTGCCATCTTAATCTCTCCTTAAATTAATTTCCAAATGGATTCTTTTTCTTGTATCTACCAATCATAGAATCCATCATTTGATCTTCCACACTCTTTGATGACTGCACATTAGCACCTGGTTGCACACCTATTGGCTTAGGTATACTTAACTTCTCTTGTCTTTGATTCATTATATTCTGCTTCATTTGTGCTTCTGGAGTTACTTGCTCAACTTGTTGAGGAGCAGGTGTTTGTCCAGTATTCATTTTATGAAGTTTAACTAAATTATCTAAAGACAGAGAGTCTGGTTTACTCATTTGCTGTATAAAATCATTTGCTTGATCAGGCGTATAGCTATATTTAGTTTGTAAATCAGATATTACTTTCTGATTACGTACAACTTGCTGTTGCTCTTGCAAAGTTTGTTGCATTTTAACTTCACGTTGTTGATCCATTGATTCCATATAATTAGCTAAGTTATCCATATACTGTTCCTGTTTTGCCAGATATTTACCTGACGCACTTTCAGAATCAGCCAGTGCTTCAGAATGATCATAATCAGCAGGCTTACGAGGTTTAACAGGTCTACTTAATGTAGGTGTCTCCTCTTTCGGCTCTTCTGCAGGTGTAGATGTTTGAGCTTTCATAAGCTCTGTAACTTGTGATTTCAGTAAATCTACTTCAGCTGCACGTTTATCTGCTTGACTTTGCCAGTATTTATAACTGTCAGTATCATCCTGTGAATTAGATGTTTCTTGAACTTCAGAAGGTTGACTTTGCTCAGCTATTTCTGGTGCAGAATCAGTTTTTGCAACAAACTGTTCTGTCTCTGGTTGACCAAAAACTTGAGCGAAAATGTCTTCTTGAGAGGTAGGTTCAGTTGCAGTCTGACTTTCTACCTGTTGCTCATCCACATTATTCATTGTATTTTCTTCTTGCATTATTTATCTCCTTACTCCAACTCTCCATCTCCTGCTTCCATCAGTGGAGTAATACTGAAGTCGTCTTCATCCTCCAACTGATTAACTAAGTCAGGTGTAACGGAGTTTATCAGATTTGATTTTGCATCGTTAAGCCTAGCTTTATATAAGCTGGCTGCCATATCAGCACGATTAGATATTTTATCTAACTCCCCGCTGAATTTTTCAACTTCTAAACGTTTCTTAGCATGTACTTCTTCACGTTCAGCAGTTTGTAAGTCTCCTTTGACTTTCTTTAATTCTTGTTGTAATGCTTGTAACTCTGCTGCCATTTGATTCATTTGTCCAGCTCTCTGCATTACTCCCTCTACATCTACCAATTCTGTTTTCTTTAATACTTCTGTTTGGTCTATGAGTCCCATTTGGAACATTTGCATATATGTATTTAATAATGCCATTCTGTTTGTAGGTAATGTAGAACCAGATACAACAACTAAATCATATTTTCCTACACCTATATCATGATATTTTACAACAGCACCGTCTTCCATTTGTTTGTAAAAATTAATACGTTCTTCTTTTTCTAAACCGCTAGGTTGTACCAATCTAATTACTTTTTCTTCTGTATATAATTGTTGAATTAATGGTATTGCAATCTTAGCACATTGGTTTAGAAAGTTTTCTATATCATCTCTTCTAGATTTAATTCTACGCTGGCCAAACTCATCTACAACTAACGTACCTCTATAAGTAGATGGTGCACTTCTACCACTACCCTGCATCATTTCAAAAATACCAAAGCCATATTCTAAATCATATTTAGCATCAGCTTCATTCTTATACAGTTCGTTTGGTAGTGGGACTGGGCCAGCTACAATCGGTGCACCCAGTTCAGCATCAAATTCAATTACACTTGTACCTGCTTTACTCCATTCTTCTTCGATCTGTCTTAAATCAGCAGAACCTCTTGGAATAAGTAGTTTAACATTAGTACTTGTACTTGCATGTGCTATAATTAATGAACGTATTTTATTAATATATTCCTGTAAAGGTCTATACAATCTTACATCAGACTCTGGATATGGATTACGATGATGTACGTTCATAAGAGGTATTATAGGATAATCTTCTGTTGGTAACATTCTTTTATATAGTAAATGATCTCCTACGGTAACAACCATTTCTATACAAGGTTTTTCTATTACATTAGCAGTAATATCTCCCATACCAACTAATTCTTCTATACTTACAGGTATTAAAACAGTTGTACTTCCTGGTATTGCATCTTCGTCTTCTTCACCTTTCACTCTTATTGGAGGGACAGGAACCATATTACCCATTTCATCCATCTGAGGTTCTGGTATTCTATAATGAAATACTCCACCTGTCTCTAATAAAACATCAACAAGATTAGATACAGCTTCTTCTTCAAATATAACTACTTCTTCACCAGTAATTTTTCTAATCTTTATATATGATTTTTCTGAATATTTTTTATATTCTTTATCTGTAAATAAAAACTCTCTTTGTGAAAACGGTTCATATACATTATAGTATGACATCATTGTTCTAGTATATCTTTCTGTATACTTTCTTTTATTATGCATTTGAGTATCATCGTCTCCAAAAAACATTTGGCCTTCTGTTGCAGCTAAATTAGTAACAGGATAATCATCTTCATTATCTGGCTCTGGATTTGCTTGTTCTATAACATCCATATATTCAGGATATACCAACTCAGCATATTCATCTGTCATATACTTACATACTAAAATATGTGCAGCATCTCTAGCATATACATCTTTTGCATTAGGATCTATAAAAACATCTAATGGATTTATCGATTTTAAACATACCTCACCTTTTCCTAAATCTGCTTGAGGATCTTGGTATACTTGCATTACTCCCATACCACCTACATAATAATCATCTATAATCTTTTTTAATTCTTCATCTCCTGCTGATGATTGCCATATATATTGAAATAAATCAGAAAATACTTTTGCTGTTTTTACATCACTATCCTCTCTAGCTGTTGCTCTAAACTGAGGTGAATTATATGTAAGTAATGATTTAGCTGTTTCTACGATAGGGTGAATACGATTTACTACAATAGGTGCTTGACCACGAGACTCTAATACTTCTTGTTCTTCGTTAGTCCATTGAGCTCCTGCTCTAAATTCTATTGACTCTTGAAACTTTTGTGCCCAAAGTTCTCTTGAACTCTTATATTCTGTAAATAATTCTCTTGTTAACTCTACTTCTTCAGGAATAGTATATGCACTAATTCTACCATCATCAAAACCAAAAACAGTTTTATTGTCTGTCTTGTTTTGTTTTCTTGTTGCTGCTGTCTTTTTTTGTATGTTTCTCGGCACGTTTAACCTCTATATAGCCCTTCGGTATTTTAACCTGTAGATCAGAAAGAATTTTTTTCATATCCAAGTTGTATTTACTATCCATTGAGTTTTATCTGTAATTTAGTTTTTTTTATAATGCTTGTCAAGTAATTTATATCAATTTCCAATTTTTTCTTTGAGGAATAAAATAATCCTCTTCTTCATATACTGATTCTACTTCGTGAGCAGGTTTATAACAATTTTTATTAGCATAATAAAATCCATCTAATAAGTCATCATGTTTACCTCTAGGGTATAATGTCAACTCATCTACTAAAGCCTGCATACTTTTTTGTATAAATACTTTCTTATTAGCAAAGATGGGCTGTAAACTTTCCAATCTATAAGATTTTCTAGTTCTAGGATTCTCTTTAATTTCTAATCCTGGTATAAACATACCCATCTCTTCTGCTTTTTCTTTAATATATTGACGTAACATCTCCTGATACCCCACAGATTCTATTCTAGTTTTTGAACTTCTATACTCTTTGAAGTTATTTATTATAGCATCTGCTAAATCTAAAGGAGTCGCCCTCTTTCTGAAATACGGGAGTACCCAACGATTATTATCACCATCAATAGCAATATTGAATATAACACTATAGTCTGCTCCTTTCTTAGTACTAGATGCGGGATCGACACCAGTAAACACGTTTACAGGTCTAATCTCTTCTACTTCCTCACCATTTATGTTCGTCAGTACGAGATTCGACAATCCCTGTTCATCTCTGTCGATATATCCATCATAGTAGCTAATATCTTCGGCACGGAATAAATTATCTTCATCTCCTACGATTTGACAC